CCTTTGACGATCAGGTCTGCGGCTTCGAACCACTGCATGTGGCGCAGCAGTAGTTAACCAATAACATCATTACTTGTTGATTTAAATAGAAAAACAGGTATTTTTGATACGTTATTAATGTGTTTAACCTAAGCCCTAACCTATTGAAATTCATTAGTATATTTTCAGTTTTGATAACTGGCTTTGAGTTTTTCAGCTCATCTGGATAGTGAATTATTAGGCAATAATACTTACTCCCTGTGAGTCGGGTTAAATATCTCCGGTGTTATAACTCATGATTTGAAAAGAAAATAAAAAAGCCTCGGAATCCGAGGCTTGCATTGGAACAAGCAGCGCCATTATATTATTTAATTACTACCTACCATGTAATGATTGCTCTTTTCCAAACCATCTTCCCTTTTTGTTCTTCTTTTATATGCAGAATCCTTTTCATAATAAAATATAAAATAAGAGAAAACGCAATGATAGCAATATATGTCCCGATACCGAAAGATACCAGAAACACAACTAAGATTCCAAAGAGCGCAACCAGTAAAGACGTGCCGATAGATACCAAATTAATTCTTGTGCAAGCGTCTCTTGATACATATCCTTTAATCTGAAATGCATGGCAACTTTGGCAGTGGTCCTCAGCAATTAAATATGCACCACAAAATGGACATTTTTTATCTTTTGTTATCATTTATTTTAAATCTCGACATAATAGTAATCGCTCATCCACAACCTTCCCTGGCAAGCGCAATCAACAACAGAATGTACTTTATTTTTTTGTTCTATTGTCTCAACTCCCTCAACAATTACGAAATTGCAGTATGATTTTACTTCATTTAATATCTTAAATAATTTACTCTCATACTGTATTTCCCAGAAATAATCTTTATCAATTTTTATACATTCAAAATTAAACATATCAATAATTGTTAAACTTGTTAAGCCCCTTCCAAAATCATCCAGCCATACTGGACACAATTTTGAAAGACACTTTAAGTCAACCATACAGCATTTAGTATTGAATTCATGAAAATACTCGTTAATCTCAAAAGCAATGTTTTTTTGGTTTTTTAAGTAATCACCAATATATTTATCGTTCAAAATACAATCGCTAATAAGACTGTCAACATTCAACGAAACTGGCTTGAACTTCAATTTTGATGCATCAAGCTTTTCAATTGTCAATATCTGTCTCTTAAACACATCGATTTTTTCTTTATCGCTTAGCGAACTGAAGCAAAAAAGACCTTCATTAGCATGATAATCATTAGCGTTCTTTTTTTTAACACTTTTCGTGAGAATTTCCCAAGAGTGAATAGAACCATCTTTTTTGTAAGATGGTTCTAAAACAAACCTGCAGGATTCTATTTCCACACTGTTCTTTAACATAAAAAAACACCGGAACTAAGAATAATCCTAATCGTGTCATAATTATAAATGAAAGAGAAATAGTTTAAAATGATCGATCATGATCGAACAATAGGCGAAACCTATCACACAACACAAATTGATCGGTAATTCAAATCAAATGAAGTAAAAGGTAAAAATAGAAACATGATTTCATTATAAATCACAATAAAATCAATGTGTTATTAAATACTAATAATTTAGTGCCAGATATCAAACGTTAGTTGAGAAGGTGTCTGAGGTTCCGAAGAAATTTATCTGCGATGATAATGCCGATAATAAACCATCTTAAACATTTATAGGTATAACATCATAAGAAAATAAATCATTTCATCTTCAATTATTCGGCATGCAATATCCATTCTTCCCATTACGTTTAACTTCATATAGCATTTGATCAGCCTCTTTGATCCACTCGATAATTGATTCTTTATTTTCTGCACAAGAAATACCGATACTGACAGTACAGTACATATCTTTATGAGAAGGCAATGAAAGATCTTTAATTTTTTCCTGAATTATATCAACCATGGCTATAACAAGCTTGCTATTACTGTTGTTAACAATAATAGCCAACTCATCGCCACCAAATCTTGCTGGCACATCCTTCTCGCCAGCGCACTCTCGTAATATTGTTGATATACGAGATAACACCGCATCACCTACTTCATGACCATATGTATCATTAATTTTTTTAAAATTATCAACATCAATGAGCATAAGATAAGAATGAATTCTCTTTTTACGCGTCGCACGAAAAGCACTTTCCATTTTTTGCTCAAAAAATCGGCGATTTGGCAGATCTAAGCCAGGATCCATCAGCGCCTGTTTTTCCAGTAACTCCCTTCTTTTCCTCAACTTTATAGATAAGTGCCTTGAAACAACACTCAACACTATGGGATAACAGGTTGCCAACGGTAAAGAAAGCAATACCGTTCGGGTGCTGAATTCTATAGTATATCTGAAATCATTTGCTAACCAAACTATCACGAAACTAATCATCATCCACGTTAATGCTGGTTTTAAAATTTTCCATCCACCAGCAGCATAGCGATCAGCTATTTGAACGGAGATTATGAATAATGATGGAATTGGGCTAGCTTGCATTACGGCTATCCAGATACCAGCCCAGAATGAATCGAGTACCATATTCTTTTTTTCAGTACTCAGCATATCCTTCGACATCATGCTTGCCAGATAAGCAACCGATGGCCAGATGAGTGCATTCAAAATTAACAGGGCTATCGTTATTTTTTGATGTGACTGTTCCTGGAGGACTGAATATATAGGAAGAAAGCAAAGAACGACACCTATCTGACGTAAGAAATATACTCTTTTAATAAACGATGAATTTCTGTCAGATATGTATTTTTCATCTGGGAATTTTGTTAACATAGAAAGCCTATTATAAATCACTAAGAGCCGCTATCACTTTAAACCACTAAATTACAAGATAAAACCGCCCTGCATTACAAAGTTATAACATGGATGTGAAAATTACAAGATTGCACTTCAATTATTGATAAACGTATCAATAATAACATTTTGCATCCATTTTCTTGAATCTATCTGTACGTTTTAAATCTAATGAAAGGCAATACTTTAGGGTTATATCCTTAAACATGAAAACCCAACAGGATTTATCACTATTGCATTATTAATTTTGGTAGATTATTAAACAACGACACAACATCTGACCAGTAAAAATTTACTTGAACTTACTTATCGTTTACTCCAAATTATTCTGTGATGTACACAGCAATTAATGTCGTTACAGTTGCCCCCGGCAAGTGCCTCCGGGGGATTTTTTATGCTCCTCAACTTTCTAGTGCGTCAACTCGCCTAATCAAATCCTGCACCACGGTCACCAAATCGGCGATGATGGCCGTGTAATCCACATTCATCACCCTGAATTTTTCGCCATCGATCTCCTGCTCGATGCCGAGGAAAGTATACAGATCATCAGCTTTTTCAGCCTGCTGAGCGATAAAACCACGCCTCCGGCGCGTTTCGCCTTTCATATTGAACTCGCATACCCCCAGCGCATTAATGCGCCTGGAGGCCCCTTCCTGAGGTTCTGTAAACCCGTCTTTCAGACGAACGTCAGAACCGGTAGTCATGACGTCACCTTTGCCGGTGGTGATTGTGCCGCCAGGCCGAAATAGCCAGGCATCGGTTCTTCCGAAACCGTCAGAGTACAGCACGATCCGGTGCTCAGTGCCGACCTTCTCCTCCATGTACATTTGCACGTATGCGCCTTCCGGGTCGCCGTAAGCGCCTCTTCCCAACATCTGAGACCGCACAGGTGCGGCGGTGACCTGCTGGCCGACTGCGATATTGCCGGGCATTGTTGAGCCAGCGGTTAAATTGCCATCGGTAACTAACAAGCTGGCATTGCCCTGAATATTTAGTCTGTTTTGCCGGTCCTGGATAATGCGGGCGGTAAAGTCGGCGATGCTGCCGTTGAAATGAAAGTCGATGTATGGCGTGCTCATCGATAGCTCTAACGCCTGGGAATACAGCTTGCCCTTTGCCGTATTATCGAAACCACCACCGACAACCAAATCTCCGGGCAACGTCGTCTGGTTATTGGTGCCAATAACGAGGATGTCATCAAAGGTGTCTGCCGGTGATACAGTGGTCGCTCTTGAACGCTGAACCCTGAACGGTGTTCCCGAGCCAACGGCAATCGTCCCGCCTTGCCCCTGTTTTTTGAGCAGAGCCAGATCTGAGTTCTTACCGAGAATAAAACCGGCATTATCGCTGGTTATAACCTGCGAGCCGTCGAGTTTGTTTCCTCCGGTGAGTTTTGCCAGCGCGTTAAGATCCGATGCTTTCGCCATCCCGGCTATCGCCGGCACGGTCACCTGCTTTCCTGTGATCGGGTCAGTCAGGGTGATATTGCCGCTGCCGGTCAGGGCCATCGACCAGCCCTCCACCACACTACGCCAGAATGCAAATGCGCTGGCCAGCTGGTTAGCAAACGACGAGGTGCTGGCGGTTTCAGCGGTAATAATGCCGTAACAGGCACCGGAAAATGCGGTGGTGATATTCCGGGTCAGCGTCAGTTGCGTGTCGCTGTCCACAGATTTGATCGCATACAGGTCAGCACTACCGCTGCGGTAGACCACCAGAATCGACCCGGGCAGTATCCCCAGCGCCTCCTGTGACCATTTTGTTGTCGCACCTGTCACCCGTGCCTGCGACGCTGCACCCGTGACGGTGCCGACTTCATACATAGCCATAATAAAGTTCCTCCTGGATGGTTTTCCCTGGAAAAAGAAAAGGCCCCTAGCGGGGCCTTTGTTAGCTAAATGAACTGCTGTCCGTTCGGAAGGCGGTTGCGGTGATGTTCTCGACTGTGCAGGTGTAATCAATCGCGGCATTTCGACCTGTAGCCTTGATAAAGAAGCCGACATTGTTGTAGTCAGCATCCAGGCGCGCGGCAAACCGCAATTCAAAGGCCGTGGTGCCAGCTGTGATATTACCGGCATCGACGAAGATACGGCGGATTACCTCCTGCCCACCAATGTTGAACGTAATATCAGAGGTATACCCCAGGCCACTGCCCGTCCCATAGGTCTGGCACACCAGGGTGCAGGCCAGAACCACTGTCATGCTATACCCCCTGTTCTGATACGCACCGTTCCGCTGTACCGTCTGGTTGCGGCGGAAGGTCAGGCTGTCGTTACCTTTTGCCACCGCAATGTCACCGATGAACGCATCCGCCTGGACAGTGCCACGGAACACGCCGCTATTCGCTTCGACCCTGCCACGAACGATCACGTTATTGAACTGCGAAGAGCCATCCTTGGCGATACGCCAGCCTTGCGACCCGTCAACAAAGTTATTCGAGCGGATCTCGTTGCCGATCTTCGCGTTCGTAATGGAACCGTCCGCGATTTTGGCAGAGGTCAGGGAACTGTTTTTGATACGTGCCGTATCGATATACAGCTCATTGCCTTCGGCAACCATCACCGGAACAGCCGTCGCATTATTACGGTTAAACAGCGAGAAGCGGTCAGCGTAGAGGATCATGTCGCTCGTTTCACCATTGCTGCCCAGCGTAATCCCCGCGCCAACATTCTTCCCGTTAACCGTCTCAACCTTCATCGACCACAGCGAACTCACCGTACCATTCACATCCGCCACGGTTTTGGCGGTGTTCTGAACGGAAGCGCTGAGATCCCCGACACTGGATGTCAGGGTCGTCTGCTGCGTTGCCAGCGCCTCCAGTGCCGTTGCATGCGTCTGCTGGGTACTGGTGATACTGGCCACCGATTTAATCGTGTTGTCCAGCGTCGTCTGGTTTTTGATGTTGGCGGCCGCCTGCGCGTCAATCTGCGACTGAAGCGAGGTATTCAGGCTGGCCTGTGTGCTCTGGCTGTCGCTTAGCGTCTTCGCCATGTTATCGACGCGGGAGTTGGCATTATCCACTTTCGTGGCCAGTGCCGTCTGCTGCTGCGCCTGGGCGGTGATTTTCCCTTCAGCATCCGTTACGCGAGCCGTCAGACCGCTCACGGCACTCGCCGTCGCGTCAGAGGCATCCTGTGCAGCTTTCGCATCGGTAACATCCGTGATAACCAGATCGTCGATATACAGCGAATAACCGGGGGTGCCGCTGCCGGAGGCGCCACGGGTAGAGATCCAGACCACTGCGCGTGTTCTCCCACCCCCGTTGTTACTGGCAATACCCGTAAATTTCACCCACTTATCACGCGCACCAAGAGCGGCTTCGCTGACAGTGACCGCCGACTGCCAGGAGTTTTGACCGGCAGCATTCAGTGAGTTAATGCCGACCAGCGTTGTCCACCCGGAGGAGGGCGCCTGATCCGCCGGCATCATAGCCCAGAACTCAAACCGGAATTTCGCATCCTCACGGACTGACTGCCAGCTCCCAAGCTGTTTATCGCTGTTGCCGTTATTGTTCGCTCCTCGACTCACCTGCAGGCTCTTATTGCCGGTGAATTTCTGAGACGCCACCACAACGGCTGTGCCGTTCCCGCCCAGCACCAGGCCATCGCTGTAGCTTTCAAACGTACCGTCAACCCACGGATTAGCTCCCTGAGTGCGGATGGTATTGATGGTGCTGGTCAGCGACGTGATGCTCTGCGACTGGCTGGTGATGGTGTTTTCCACCTGGCTTACGCGACCGGTCAGTGAACTCACCGCGGACGTGTCAGCCTTTTTACCCAGCTCAGTATTCATCGTGGTCAGGCTGTTCTGCAGACTGGTGAGCTGCTGCGACTGCGAATCCAGTTTACCCTCGGCAGACGTCATCCGGGTGGTCAACCCGGTGACAGCGCTTTGCTCGGCCTTCTTACTGACCGCCGCATTCGTGACGGCCAGATCGCCGCTGAGTTTCGTCAGCTGCTGCGCCTGGGTGGTGATAGCCCCTTCAGCAGCGGTGACGCGGGTATTCATCTGAGAAATGGCCCCGGCATTAGCTGCGATATCCTTTTCATCCGTAACATCGAGGACATGGAAATCATCGAAATACATTGCCCCCGCGCTGAGGAAGGTCGTCAGCTGGAAACTGGCCGTCGTGGTCTACGTGGCTTTCCAGTCAAACGTTACCAGTTGCCAGCCAGAACTAAACGGTCCGTAGTTTGAGCCGACCAGCAGGCCAGTGCTGTCGGCCACACGAAACTTCGTGTTACCCGCATCTTTAATCGTGGTTCCCGGGTCCTGCTTCGCCCATACCCCCATGCGGTAGGTACGACCCTGCGTGATACTGATTTCCTGCCCGACCAGGTTCGACTGGCCGGCGGACATTTTCAGCGCCTTGTTACCCGAATGCGGAACCTGTAAATCGGCCACCGTCGCGGTACTGCTCCAGCCGGTAAAGCCCGCCGCGCCGCGCTCAAAACTGCCGTTGACAATGAGGTTGCCCGGCATTTTCCCGCTGGCGTCAATATCCGCCAGCGACTAGGTGATATATCCCGTATGAAATTCTCGGACATCTGGGACGATCATCTACACGTTGAGCAAGAGAAAACCGGAAGCAAAATCGCTATACCATTAGCTCTGCGTTGCAACGCAATCAACTGGAGCCTCCGAGATGTAATCAGTCGTTGCCGGGATTATGCAGTAAGCCCTTATTTGGTTCATTTCTTTAGAACCACCTCACAGGCTGAGCGAGGAGCACAGGTGAAACCCAGAACACTGACCATGAATTTCAGCAAGGCAAGAGACAGTGCAGATATTGACTGGGGACAAGGTACACCGGCAACTTTCCATGAACAAAGATCGCTTTCCGAGCGGTTATATAAAGCCCAGGGTATAAACACGAAAGATTTACTTGGACATAAAACTCAACAACAAACGGATAGGTACCATGATGATCGAGGGAAGGGGTGGACAACGGTGGCCTTATGAGGTTTTTCGGGAGGGGTTTTGATAACTTGTTTTGATAAAATTTTGATAACCGTTCGAAAACTAATAATAAAAACGGGAACCACCAGGTTCCCGTTCTGACATAATCTGGGGGCCAGATTACATGTTCGCGATGATCGCGTCGCCAAACTCGCTACATTTCAGCAGTTTAGCGCCTTCCATCAGACGTTCGAAGTCATAGGTCACGGTCTTGGCGGCGATAGCGCCTTCCATGCCTTTGACGATCAGGTCTGCGGCTTCGAA